CCCGCCGTATCTAAAGCACAGCAAAAGTTCTTTGGAATAGTTCGTGCCATCCAAAAAGGTGAGATGGCACCGACTACTCCCGAGACTGCAAAGGCAGCTGCTGATATGAAAAAGGGTGATGTAAAGAAATTTGCATCAACTAAGCATAAGAAACTTCCTGATAAAGTAGTGGCAAAGGAAGAATCAAATCCTCGCATCCCAAGAAAGAAGGGACAACCAGCAAACTCCAAAAAGCATTCTGATCTTTATACGGATGAAAATCCCAAAGGTACAATTCATGGACTTGGATTCAAAGATGTTGCTACTGCTAAAGCATCTGTATCTAAGATTCGCAATTCATCAAGATCTCATGCTCACAAAATCCAGGCAGCAGTTGCTATGGAGCAAAGAGCAAGAGAAATGGGCAAGTCTTCAGAAGCAGCAGTTTATAGAAAGTATATCAATTCGATGAAGAAGAAAACTGAAAAGAAAAATAAAAAATCCTTAAAAGAGTTTTTAGAGTCTATATAGAATAGACTTAGGACACAAATTATGTTAGGATTTCTTCTTCCATTAGCATCGAAGATTATCACTGATGCCGTCGCCAAGATTCCGGAGAATGAGGAACTAGGTGAAAAGTTGATTGATATTTGTATAGTTATTCTTGGTAAAGCAGTGAAACTGACCAAGACTGATATGGATGATCAACTTCTTGAGGTTGTTACCAAAGCAATCAAAGCAAGAGAAGCCGAATAATTATAAATATCAGTATAAAAGATTATAGGTAAGGGAACATGGCTCTTTGGGGCAAAGAAGAACTAGTTTATAACACGGGCAAAGTAAATGTCCATTTCTCTGATAAAGATACCGCAATCAGACGCCATAGTGGTGCTATTGACTTCGTAGCTGCTGGTATTAAAACTGGTGATATTATCACTATTGGTACTGGTGTAAAAACAGGTGCTGGATCAACTGTTGGTTTTGCTATCGTTAGTAATGTTGTTGGTGTACACACACTGGGCATAACAACCACTGATCATCTAGTTGGAAGTGGAACTATTCTTGCACAAGATTTTTATATTAATGAAAAACCAATTTACACTCTAGGTGATACCAATTATGATGCACCTGAAGAAAAAACTAGTGGATTTTCAACAAATCCATTCACTAGGACTATCGTTGGTGTTGATACAAGTGAAGCGGGAGTTGCAGCAACAACTGCCTATGCTGTGGCACACGCCGGATGGGTTGGAATTAAAACCTATACGGATATGCACGGAAATCTGAGAGTTAAGTCTGAAACACTTGTCGCATTCTCCGGAATCACTAGTGACAGAGTAACTACTTTTGCTCCAGGACTTGACTGATAATGTGTTATGAGATTTGATGAATTGAACGAGAGTAATTATCTACTCTTTGCTATAAAATTTTACGATAATCCCCAAGCAGTAACCAAAGATGATTTTGAAGACGATTTAAAACGTATCAAATACATCAAAAGGTTATTGAAGAGATATAAAAATTTTGGGGAATTAAAAACTCATCTCATACTCAATCATCTAACGGTCTTGTTTAACGTTTTTAATGATGCAGCAGTTCCCTTACTGTTTTATAATTTGGAACGTGATCTATGGCCGTATATAAAAAGTTTTTTAATATTCTTAAATAGAATTTCAGAATACCCCAAAACTGAAATCACCGAATTGAAAGAAGATGAGTATTGCTTGGAACAATTAAAAGAGATCTGATGGACCTTGATAGGATTATTTCCAAAATTCGAAATCTGAATGAGACACCAACAAATAATATTGGTGATGGGAATATTGGAACATATGATAAATTGCTTTTCCCTCCAGCAATAGATGATCTTTCGCAAGACTATCAAACTCCCGGACAATCCGGACAAGCACGTTGGAGATTTTCTAATGTGTATCCAGTTCAAAAATTATCATTATCAGATATTGATAATATGGTAGATGCATCAAAGGAATATACTTCTATGATTGATGATAAAAGACTCAAAAATGTAATAAACATGGTTCGGTCTCTTAGTATTAAAGAAGGGGCTATTGCTAATTCTGTAGGTGATGGTAGTGGTGTTGCGGGATTGACTGGAGAACCACCAGTGAACCTAAAAAAGAAAAAGAGACCAACTATTATTGCCAGGGGTCTTATGCCTGGTGCTAGAAAGAGGTGGAGCAATGGAGGAAAATAATAATGTTAACTCAGCAATACTAGAACGAGTTGAAAGAATTGTAGAGGCACTACAGGACAACTCTGTTAAGATGGGTGAATTGCTGGCAGTTCATAATGAGAAGTTAGATAAACAAGACCGTATTGATGCCGTTCTTTTTGAGAAGATAGAAACTCTTCATAGAGACATGCAACGTGCCACAGATGAAATAAAGAAAGGATGTGAAAGAGATATAAGAAAAATTGATGAACGTCTTCGTCTTATGGAGAAGAAGATGTGGACTATTGCCGGTGCTCTGACTGTAATTTCATTTCTGGTCAGTATGCCAGGACAAAGACTGGTCCAAAACTTCTTGACTTCCACACCTCAGCAGGTTATAATACAAGAACAAAAGTGACCTGTTGTAATGGATCTTGTTGATTCCAAGTATGTTGGACTAGTATCGTCACGTCTTCAAAAGTTTAAGAGAGTAAAGGATAATCTATATAACTTCCGGTGTCCCATCTGTGGGGACTCACAGAAGAACAAAAACAAGACACGGGGATATATCTACCAGGTCAAGAATAACACTAACTTCAAGTGTCATAATTGTGGTTCTAGTATGTCTTTCAATAACTTTGTAAAGACAATAGATCCTACACTTCACAAGCAGTATACTCTTGAGAAGTTTAAGGAGGGACATACGGGTAGAAACTTTGTGGTTGAGTCTCCTAAGTTGGAATTTGTCAAACCAGTATTCAAAAAATCTATCAGTCTTCCCAAGGCATCAAGTGATTCTAGAGCAAAGGAATATCTGGTAAATCGTAAGATTGATCCCGATAAGTTTTACTTTGCTGACAAGTTCATGGAGTGGACTAATACGCAGAAACAAACCTTTGACACTATCCTTAGGGATGAAAGTCGCATCGTCATACCAATGTATGATGAGACTAAAAACTTGATTGGTTTTCAAGGTAGATCACTAGGAAAATCATTCACTAAATATATCACCGTGATGTTAGATGATGACTCTCCAAAAATCTATGGACTTGAAAAAATCGACAGAAAACAATCAATCTACATCGTCGAAGGACCCTTCGACTCCACGTTCGTGGAGAACAGCATTGCTATGTGCGGGTCCGACATTGATGTTAGGTCGTTTGATTGGAGCGATTATATTTGGGTTCTTGATAATGAACCACGGAACCGAGAGATCGTCAACAGAGTATCCAGAGTCATTAATAGAGGTGATAGAGTCGTCATCTGGCCAAACGGACTAATGGAGAAGGATATTAATGATATGATTCTTGCTGGACATGATGTCATGTCTATGTTAGAATTAAATACCTATTCGGGTTTAGAAGCAAAGATTAAATTTAACAACTGGAAAAAGATATGACGAATGGAACAAAGGTGCTCAAGAGGAATGGTAAGAACGAACCTCTTGATCTAAATAAACTGCATGTGATGGTGGAACAGGCATGTAAGGATCTTGCTGGTGTCTCTGCATCGCAAGTTGAAATGCAGTCTGGTATCCAGTTTTATGATGGTATTACAACAGCAGAAATTCAAGAAATTTTAATTCGTTCTGCTTCTGACCTGATTGATCTAGATCATCCCAATTATCAATTTGTAGCAGCACGTCTTCTTTTGTTTGCACTTCGTAAGCAATTGTATGGACGTATGCATGAAACTCCAACAGTTAAAGAACATATTCAACAATGTGTTGACCGTGGAGTATATGATGTAGAAATTCTAAATCTTTATAGTGATGAGGAGTTTGATAGACTGCAATCTTTTATCGATCATGATCGTGATTATTTGTTCACATATGCAGGTTTAAGACAAGTTGTTGATAAGTATCTGGTGCAGGACAGAAGTTCTAGCACTGTATACGAAACTCCACAGTTCATGTATCTCTTGATTGCAGCAACCATCTTTTCCAAGTATCCCAAGGAAACAAGACTGGATTACGTAAGGAAGTATTACGATGCAATCTCAAAGCACAAAATCAACATCCCGACACCGATTATGGCAGGAGTGCGAACACCACTCCGTCAATATGCATCTTGTGTTCTCGTTGATGTTGATGACACCCTCGATAGCATCTTTAGCAGCGATATGGCTATTGGTAAATACGTCGCACAAAGGGCTGGTATCGGTATTAACGCAGGCAGAATCCGTGGCATCAACAGTAAAATCAGAGGCGGAGAAGTTAAGCACACTGGTATTGTTCCTTTCCTTAAAAAGTTTGAATCAACTGTACGATGCTGCACACAAAATGGGATTCGTGGAGGATCAGCAACAGTCCACTTCCCAATCTGGCACATCGAAATCGAAGACATCCTAGTTCTCAAGAATAATAAAGGAACAGAAGACAATCGTGTGAGGAAACTTGATTATTCTATCCAAATCTCGAAAATCTTTTATGAAAGATTCATCAAAAACGAAGATATCTCCCTCTTCTCACCTCACGATGTTCCAGGTTTGTATGATGCTTTTGGCACTGAATCGTTTGATGATATCTATGTGGGTTACGAACAAGATGGATCAATTCCACGCAAAACTATCGGAGGTCAAGAATTATTTTTCGATCTCTTGAAAGAAAGAGCAGAAACTGGTAGAATCTATATCATGAATATTGATCATTGTAATTCTCACTCGTCCTTTATGGACAAGGTTGAGATGAGCAATCTGTGTCAAGAGATCACTCTGCCTACTAAACCTTTACAACACATTGATGATGAAACTGGGGAAATTGCTCTCTGTATCCTTTCTGCTATTAATATTGGTAAAATTAGGGATCTGGAAGATCTTCAAGTTCTTTGTGATCTTGCTGTTCGCGGTCTTGATGAACTCATTGATTTTCAGGGATATCCCGTCAGAGCAGCAGAGATTGCAACCAGAGCACGTCGTTCGTTAGGAATCGGATACATTGGTCTTGCACACTATCTTGCCAAGCAAGGATACAAATATAGTGACTCTGATGCCTGGAAGTCTGTTCATGATCTTACAGAGGCATTCCAATATTACTTAATTCGAGCAACTGTTAATCTTGCAAAAGAAAAAGGTGCTTGTGAATACAGTAATAGAACCAAGTATGGAAATGGAATTCTTCCGATTGATACATATAAACATGACGTGGATGAAATAGTACCGAATGATCTTAACTACGATTGGGAAAGTCTTCGGGATGATGTCATCAAATATGGAGTAAGAAACAGCACTCTGTCTGCACAAATGCCTTCAGAGAGTAGTTCTGTTGTTTCAAATGCAACGAATGGAATCGAACCACCTAGAGGATACCTGTCCATTAAGAAGTCCAAGCAAGGACCACTTAAGCAGATTGTTCCTCAATATGGATCTCTTAAAAACAATTATGAGTTACTTTGGGATATGGAGTCCAATCGTGGTTATATTAATATTGTTGCTGTGATGCAGAAGTTCTTTGACCAAGCAATTTCGGGCAATTGGAGTTACAATCCTAAACATTATCCCAACAATGAGATTCCTGTGTCTACCATGGCACAAGACCTATTAACTACATACAAGTACGGTTGGAAGACCAGTTACTATCAAAACACATACGATATCAAAACGGATGAGGTAGAAGAACCTACAGAGTCCCTTGATAGTTTAGTTTCTCAATTAGAAAACGCCGAGGAGGAAGACTGTGAGTCTTGTAAAATTTAAGACAAACAAAGAGGAAAGACCAATGGTCGAAGCAATGACCGTTTTTAATTCGGAAGTGGTTGATACCAAGAAACAACCAATGTTCTTTGGCAAACCATTGGGCATTCAGAGATATGATTCATATAAGTATCCAATCTTTGACAAACTCACAACGCAACAATTAGGATACTTCTGGAGACCCGAGGAAGTATCCCTTCAGAAAGACCGTGCAGATTATCAAACTCTTCGTCCTGAACAGAAGCACATTTTCACTTCCAACCTGAAGTATCAGATTATGCTGGATTCCGTCCAGGGTCGTGGTCCTGGAATGGCATTCATTCCCTACTGCTCCTTACCCGAATTAGAAGCATGTATGGAGGTCTGGGGATTTATGGAGATGATCCATAGTCGTTCCTATACACATATCATCAAAAACATTTATGCAGATCCTTCAGATGTATTTGATCACATTCTGACTGACGACCGCATTGTTGAACGTGCAATGAGTGTGACTGAAGCATACAATGATTTTGTTAATGCAGCACATCAATATGATAGTAGTAATGATTGGAAACACGCATTAGAAGAAGTCCCTTATGCACAAAACTCAAGGTATGAACTCAAGCGCAAACTCTTTAGAGCAATTGCAAATGTTAATATTCTTGAAGGTATTCGTTTTTACGTATCATTTGCATGTAGTTTTGCTTTTGGCGAACTCAAGCTTATGGAGGGAAGTGCAAAAATCATTTCATTGATTGCCAGGGATGAGAATCAACACCTTGCCATTACTCAGAATATTCTGAAGAAGTGGAGAGAAGGTGATGATCCTGATATGGCACAAATCTTCAAGGAAGAACAACGTTGGTTGTATTCCATGTTTGAGAAGACTGTAAATGAAGAAAAAGTTTGGGCAGAGTATCTGTTCAAAGATGGTTCTATGATTGGTTTGAATGATAAACTGCTGCAGCAGTATGTCGAATGGATTGCCAATCGCAGAATGAAAGCAATTGGACTTAAACCACTCTATGACGTACCCGCAAAGAATAACCCACTCCCCTGGACGGAACATTGGATTTCGTCGAAGGGTCTCCAAGTTGCTCCGCAGGAGACAGAAGTTGAATCCTACATCGTCGGAGGAATCAAGCAAGACGTTACCGAAGACACATTTGCTGGATTTAGTCTCTGATTCATACGCAGCATATAGAGAGGCAGCAAAATCTGATGCCTTTCTCTTTGGTGATTATGATGGATATCAGGCATTTGAAGATTTAGATCAAGAGGACCCTTAGTGGTCCTCTTTTTTTATAAATATCTTCATAGAAGGTATAAGAATTAAAAATGAAACCCTTATCGCAATCAGAATACGGAGAGATTAGAGATCTTTATGCGAGTGTATATGCTCCCACTGAGACTATTGAAGAAGAACTCGTTCATGAAATTTGTGATGAGTTAATTGAAGAACTTATTACAGAAGGTTATTCTGAAGAGGATGCTATCGATATTGTGGAAGATGCCACTAATGATTATATCGATGAGGCAAAAGTCACCTTTGGTAGTGACACTGCTCCTATGAGAAAGTCTGGTGCTCCTGTAGGTGCTAGAAGAAGATTTGCTATGAGAAGAGCAGGAGATGCCGTCAAGAAGGCAGGAGATGCTGCTAAGGGTGCTGTTGATAGTGCTAAGAGAAAAGCATCTGTTGCTAAGGCAGGTGTTCAGATTGCAGGATCAATTGCTAAGGATGAGGCAAAAAGAGCAAAACGTAAGGCAGCACTAGCTGTAACCACAGCACCAGAAAAAGCAAAAGCAGCAGCATCTGATGCTAAGAAAAAGGCAAAGAGTGGAATCAAGGGATTCATCAAACGTCAGGCACAGAAGGTTGTCAGTCGTATGAGCGAGGAGAATGTAGAAGAACTCTATAAAGGTAAGCACGGCCAGACTGAGAAACAGTATCAGGACTCCCGTTCTGATGCAGGTAAGATGGTGTCTGGTGACTCTAAGATGAGTGGTGCTGCATATTCTTCTCGTAGCATGAAGGGCACTGGTCCTAATCCTGCTGGTGGCTCTAAGAAACCTGCAGGTCAAGGTCGTATGACTTCTGGTGCTAGAACTGATCTTCAGTTCCGTAAAGCAGCAATGAAGAAAGAAGAACTGGAAGCAACCGGATTGTTCTCTGAGAAAGAAATTGCTGCCATAGAAGAAGCAATGAGTTCTTATGATAGAAATCGTAAGAGAGCAGCAGAAAGAGCAGCAGCAAGAAATGCTGCTAGAGATGCTGGCAAGACCGGTGCAGTTCCTGGTGTAGGTTATGTAACTCCTAGAAGGGAAAGAGAAACCTATGTTGATTCTGCAGGCACAACTCGTCATAAGTCTGGTGCAAAGATGCCAAAAGACTGATACAAAACTGACATAATTCTTTGAGAGGGCTTGACACCCTCTCTTTTTTTGTTTAGACTAGGTTTGTCAAGGTTAGAGATAAATAATAGCTCATTGAGTTCTATACGATGAGCTATGATAATCCATGGATTTATGATGGGAAAATATTTGAGTCTGATTTTATTAATGACTACTTTGGGTTTGTTTACTGTATTACCAATAAGTCAAACTCACGACGTTACATTGGGCGAAAGTATTTTTGGTCGTTTAGAAAACCTCCTGGAAAAAAGAGAAAAGTAAAACAAGAATCCGATTGGAAGAAGTATTATGGTTCTTGTCCGGAGTTGAAAGAAGATATAACAAAGTATGGTAAAGAGTTCTTCAGTAGAGAAATACTAAGTCTCCATGAGAAGAAGGGAGATTGTAACTTTGAGGAGACTAAGCAACTCTTTCTCAATAACGTCTTATCCGAGTCTCTTGACAACGGATGTCCTGCGTATTATAATAGTAACATTCTCGGACGCTATATGCGGAAAGATTATGGTAACTTTGGAAAAAACTCTGGAGATAACACATGACTGGGCAGTTGATAGACTGCACACTCTCTGTGACTTGAAGACAGATGATGTGTTAGAATCCGTTGAGAATGCTCATGCGATTCAATCAGAGTTTGCCGAATGGTTAGACCCCAACATTGAGGATCATGAAATTTACTCACTCGAATATCTTGGAGACGATGACTAAAGCATTTTTTGGAATTGGAGTTATTGCAACTGCATTTGTAATCTCTGCACCACCAGAAGTAAATGAGGTGGCAACTAAATCTGAACCTGTGCCAATTCCTGTTATCGAGCACAAAACATGGAAGTGCCCAGACTGTACTCCTAATGAAAAGTATGTTCTAGAACAACTTCAGAAGAATACTAAAATCTCTGATCGCAATGCCCTGGCAACTATAATGGGTAATATTAAATCAGAAAGTAACTTCTATCCCAACATTTGTGAGGGTGGATCCAGAGTCAACTATAATCAGTGCCACAGTGGTGGATATGGTTTGATTCAATGGACTTCGACAGGACGATATAATAATCTTGGTAAGTTCTGTGCCAAGTATGGTTGTGACCCTAGTTCATTAGAAGGACAGACACGATATATGATTAACGAAAATATCTTTCAAAGATATCTGCCTATGTTTGAAGGTGGTGGACAAACTGTTCGTCAGTATATGGTCCCTGCCTTCTATTGGTTAGGTTGGGGTATCAAAGGACATAGGGAACATTATTCTTATAACTACACTAAAAAACTGGTATGGGCGTAATCAAAAAAATTAAACAAATTTTTGAATCACAAACCAGTCTTCTTATGAAAAAAGCAGGAACCTTCAAAGAGGATAATCTTGCAGATGAATTAGAAGCACCAGTATTTGAGTGTGGTCCTAGTCACTATACTCAAGGATATGGTTGGTTTGGTGGAACATCTGAATATACGGGAGTTCCTGCTCCTGTTATTGCACCAAAGGACGAGTGGTTTAATCCACCAGTTTTAACTGAAATGGGTATCGATTACATGGAACAAGAAACAGCAATTAAAATGCAGGATAATTTTTCTGTTGAACCTAATGACATTCATGAAAGAATGTATGAGATTGCAACTAATAGTCAAAACACTACTTTGAATATTGATCCTCCCGGTGGTTCGGAAAATTTTCAAGAAGGATGGCAATCTTCAACTGGTTGGGAGCAATTTCGATGACTGATGATTGGCGTTATAGTGAGGAACGTATGGAATTAAGACAACACGTCTACAATATTCTTTTGAATAGATTTGGTGGATTGACCAAAGAAAATGGAGAACCACAATATAGTATGGAAAGCATTACTGAATGTTGCCATGACTGGGTTTCTCAAGGTCATGTAAATAGTAATGGCATTGTCAAATATTATGAGGCATATTACGCATGAAAAAAATTATTGCATCTCTGATTGCTGCGGCAACAATTACCTTACCTGTTCTTTCAGATCCACTGAAAGATAACGAATTCAATACTATGCACTCGATGGGTTGTATGTTACTTCGAGAGTGTAAAGATGGAGTCGATAAAATTGAAAGTATCGATAGTATTGCTAGTGAGTATCCCGATATTGATTATAGTATTGTTGCTGACGAGTTCCACACAATGCTCCTTGCCTTGGAGCAGGTTGGAGTTGGGGTGTTTCTAGCAGATTCAAAGTATTTTCCTGTTGGTCACCGTGGTGTTTATCATACCGTTAGCAATAACTTCTTCTTGAATGAGGAGCACATGGGTAGCACTGCATATCTGATGCAGGTGATGCGTCACGAAGGATGGCACGCTGCACAAGATTGCATGGCAGGAACTATTGAAAATAGTTTGATTGCTATTATCAAACCTGAAGAAGAAGTTCCTATGATCTGGCGTGTGATGGCAGAGAGGACTTATCCAGAGTCTGCTGTACCGTGGGAAGCAGAAGCAGGTTGGGCAGGTCGCACAGAAAAAATGACCATGGAAGCACTTCAATCTTGTGCTCGTGGTACGATGTGGACTGATTATGAACCGACTCCTATGACCCGTGAATGGTTAGTTGAAAATGGGTATCTTACTAAATAATAACATCCTACACGGAAAAACACCCAAAGAGAATTCTGCGAGTAATCTCTACAGTGTTGTAATGGTGAATTTTCTGTTGGATAAAAAGTTTCTAGTATGACAAATTTAACCAGAGATGTGTTAATAAAGACTATCGTTGCAAAGGAAATGGAGTCCTTCGATAGTCCTAACTACACAGAAAAACTAAAGAACACGTATCACAAATGGGAACACGAATCAAGCACTGTTCTCTGCCAAAAATTTAACCAAATCGAACATACAAATATCACGGTTGATATTCTCAAACCATAAATAACAGAGCGATGCCTGTTTCTCATGCCAGAAGAAGTCAAGAAGGAAGAACCTAAAAAGAAAGGTATTATAGGAAAACTTAAGGAGGCGGCAGATGATAAGGAAGAACAACTTGCTATTCTTTCTACCTTTGTCCGTCTTGGTATCCTTGTTTGGTCTGGTTCAATTCTCACTCTGGCATACATCAAACTACCTCCTGCACTCGGAATACCCGAACAAAAACTGGATCCAACATTCATCGCCTCCGTCTTTACCGGGGTCTTAGCTTCTTTTGGAGTTCAGACTGCAAA